AGCCGTTCCGTAGCCCTCAATCACCGCTAACGAATAAGGCGAAAGGAAGTCACTGGGGCAAGACAGGTACTTGTTGTTGGTTGACAAAATACCCGTTACGTTCTTACGTATTGAGGGGAACTGAATGGTGTTGTAAATTCTTTGTTCTGCTTGTTCCGTGAACACGGCAAGCATATTTGCTGGAAACGTATTTTCTGTATACGAGTTAATTGCAGTACAAAGTTCGGAATAATTCATTGCACACACCCTCGGGTTTTACGCCCTAATAGCGGTAATTGTAGCAGTGCTACATGCCTATAAAATGTTGTGGGTGTTATCTTGTGTTCTTTACAGGTCTCATATACTCTAGCGCCTTGCATGCAGAGACAGTGAATGGCCTTAACAATGCTGGTGGTCTTTTCAGTTTCGTGCGCTCGGTACGCGGTTGTGGCTAAACTTAGCTTACTACGTGTAGCTTTGCTTGGACTTACGCCAGTCTGCCTAGCCCTCGCTTTTTCTTTAAACGCCGCGTTTTCGGTACGCCCTTTGCGGTGCTCGGACAGTTTTAGTCTATGCTCTGCTGTAAGAACTTTACCTTTGTTCTGTAATGACATTTTTTGCTTAAATTCGTCAGAGTGAGTCCACCCTCCGCGCACCAATGATTCTTTGGCGGTTCGCATTACGTTATATGCCTGCAACGGCATTAACCTATTTTCGTAGTCAATACGTTGCGCTTTATCACACACAAGTAATAGCTTAAATACAAAGGCTTCTTCGCCGTATTTATCCCATGCTTTTTGCAGAATAAACGAGTGATGTTTTCCGCGACGCAACGTACTCCGATGGGTATGCCACCGTGATTTATAGTTTGTAGTGCTGCCTATGTAGCGGCGACCATTTACCGCGTTTTCAATAGCATACACATAACCGACGTTGCTTTGCATACTTATGCCATCGGCCCCCGGGCCATGACACCTTTGGTAGCCGCGCCAGTTCCACGGATTTTGATGCCGTCGGTCTTAGTTGGCTCGTTACCAGCGGATTTACTGATGCCGCCGATGCTTACATCGTAAGTGTCCAGCTTGCTACGGTTAGGTTCTTTGCCGGGATTCTCAGCAACGGTGACACCCTTGCCAGACATAGTGTGGGGTTTAGCGTAGAGGCTGGCAGGGCCAACTTCTTTGCCCATGCGTTTCATGCTTTGTGTTGCCATATTAGCCTCGCTTTTGATTAGCTACTTTAGCCAGACCACGGCCTAGCTTCAGCATATCTTCATTGGTCTTGCCGCCCTTGCTGCCTTTGCCACCGTGTTGGATGCCAACGGAAGGACCGCTATCACCAAGATTTTTGCCTTTGGTCTTGCCTTTTGAAACAATACCGTCTGTGGATTTTGTAAATGCCATGACTATCTCCTATGAAACCGTAATACTAACTATACCAACATTCGTCGTTGCAACCAAGTAATTTGGTGTCAACGCAACGTCAAAAAAACTAGCCCCGCCCACGGGGTTCCACCCCCACTGAATATCTCTAGAGCCCCCCGAAGGGTACCCATTTGCGTTCGTGCCTGACGTAACATAAGTCGAGTCATGGCGCGGGTTGCGCACAGCCTGTGGATCATCTACTGGAAACATACCCAACTGCAACTGCGGCTGATCTGGGTCCCAGCACTCAGGACACACCAAAAGGTTGTACTCCTTGAGCTTGATAATCTCTTTCTTTAGCTGCTTCAGTTTATATCGTTGCCCACAGCGGTCGCACTCGGCGATGCTATTTTTGCCAGACGCGAATCTATTGCCCATAACTTAGTTGATAAACATCTGACGTGGGACAAACCGCAACGCCGCTGTCTCCCTGTCTTCTGTTGCAGCAAGCTGCCATGCTTCGTCGTACTGTGCTTTAAGGATGTCCAGCCGCATTGCCCCGTTAGGGACCTTTAAAGCCAAGTAATAGGCCAAACCTGCAACCATGCAGGGTAAGAACCGGAACGGTACATCCATTGTGTTTACACCACCACCTGCATCGTCAATACGACGCATGCGGTAATAGACTAGTTGATATGTAGTAGTGTTGTCTGGGGTAGGCCATACCGTCACGCAGGGTAGGTTCTGCGCGTATACGGGGGTTCCATTGATGTGCGATGCCGCAGTGGTGTTAGCCTGCCCACGGTAGCAATATAAAAGTTGGTTGCCTTCGACAGAACCGTAGTAAATGATCTCTGACTCAATTATTACAAAGCCAGATGTAGCCAGACCTACTGTAGTAGCCACAGTAATCGTAGTATCCGTAGCTGTGATTGCGCTCGTCAAAACTGTACCGATAGCTGACCGCTCACCGTCAAGCCGCTGTATCCAAATCTGAATGGGGCGAGCTTGCTGAAGTTTGTTAGGGATCGTAGCGTAGGTAGACACACTGATACGTGTGATTGTTAGGTCAGCCTGTGTTGAGGCACTGCCTGCTCCAGTACGTATAACGTGCTCTAAAAGGTCCACAGTGTCCACGGGTAGGGCATAAGTGGATAGGCCCGGAGTCAAGGTAATTGTCCCCTGCTCAAACGTCCACATGTTTACGCCACGATTAGCCCAGTCTGCAAACAGTAAGTTAAGAGATCGACGAGCCGTCTTCAGGTCATATCCCGAGCGGAGTTCAGAACCCGCACGTTCAAACGCCTCCTCTACCAATTCGGTGAGGTCTAGATTAAACGCTGAGGTTCCTGAACTTGCCATTATCTAAATCCCGCTGTTTTCTTTGCAATTGTTTTAGGCTGTGCTACGAATTGTTTTCCGGCTTTTTTGCCAGCACGCTTCGCACGCGTTGTTGCAGCATACTCACTAGGGCTGAGGCTTTTAACCGCAGCGCTTGGTAGGTATCTTTCACCTGTGTCAGAAGATTTTTTACCACTTTTGGTTCTCCATTTTTGATCGCCCCAATCTTTGAGCGATTGTTGAGGGGCTTTCATACTAGTCCTTGTACCCGCCACCTGCGGCTTTGTAGCGTTTAGCCATCAGTTGGGCCTTACGGGCTGACCACTGACCTGCGCCTGTACCTTGCACTGCTGCGGCTTTGACGCTGTTAAAAATACGCTTACGAAGACCGGGCTTGGTGTAGTTACCCGCTTCATTGACTTTGCCGCCTTCAGCCATCTTGATGGCTTTAGCTTTGGGTATTTTCTTCGGGTTTATGGCCCCCATGCCACGGCTGGACATCATGGTTACACCATCCGGCCTTTTGTGTGGCCCTTAGAGATGCAGCCATCCGCACGATTCAGCTGTAGGGCCACCTTTCTTACCGCGACCAGCGCCAACGTACTCCGCTTGTTCTCGTTTTGTGCGGTCTTTCATGGCTTTATCCAAAGCAACTTTGCTAGCTCCCGCAAACCCCGCAATGCCTACTAAAGGTGCAATAGCTTGTAACATAGTAATTCCTTAACACATTTTTCCACGAGTTTTGCCTTTGGCGGCGATACCGTCTGCGCGAGAAGAAGCTGAACCACCGGAAGCCATCTTCTTGACTTTTCCACCACGTTTCATACCTTCTTCGTCCATAGAAAGTGAGCTATTAAGCGGAACCGAACCTTGTGAAGTTCGAGGGGCCAACGCCGATGGAGTATAACGAGCCTTGTAGCCGCGCATTGACTCTTCAGAATCTGCGTTTTTGTACTTATCAACCGCTGTTTTGGTAGCGTCCGCCATTTTTTGCCGCGCCATAGCAGAAGTTTCTGCGGGTGCGTTTCTTTCTGCGCTTTTGAGAGCAGAAATCATATCGCTTTGTTTGCGCATACCTGAATCACGGATAGCTTTTTTTGCCGCCCCAGATTCGTCAGCCGTCTCGGTAGTGTATTTTTTGCCGTTGAACTCAAAAGTTTTATCTCCTGCTTTACGAGCAGCAGCAAACGCGGAACCAAATTCTGATTTAGCCATTAACACTTCCCACCTTTCTTCATGGTGACTTGAGTACCTTTGGTCATGCCGCGCTGGGCGATACCGTCAGGCTTAGGGCTGGTTTTGACAGCGCCCATCTTGGTCATACCACCGGCTTTGAGGCCAGCGTGAGCCTTGGAAGCAGGCTTAGCTGCGTGTTTTGCTAGTGCGCCAGTCATGCCACCTTTAGCCATTTTGTGGATGCCCTCGGCCTTTTCGCCTTTTTGGTACATCTTGGGGCTAACAGCCTTGATCTTCATCTCTTTAGCTTCTTCAGCCTTAGTCTCTTTACCCATGAATGGGGGGAGTTTTTTAGTAGCCATAGTATCGCCGCCTTTCTTGAAAAACTCCGTAGAGCCTTGGTTGGTTTTGGGTCTGTTTACCTTTTGGAGATCGGCACGGTTACCGCTGCTCTTAGGGATTTTGATAGCCTTTGTATTGCTAGGCGGATTCTTTGGGTTCATTGGATTAGCTTTCATCCTTTTTCCTTTGTCAGCGTCGTTAAAGTCTTTTCCGACAGACTGTGGGACGCCTACTTTTTTGGCAAACGATGGCGAGTGGGCTATCGCAGCCATGAAATTGTGTTGCTTTTTAGAGCTACTTGGCATATTAAACCTTAACGATCCAGCCTTTGCCAAGCACAAAGCCGACAATCAACATACCAATCCAGATCAACGCTTTTTCTATAACGGTCTTACCAACTTTTTTATAGAACTCGCCAGACATCTCTTCGATAGCCAGCTTCGCCGCTTTTCTGGCGATGGCTTCTTCGCGGTCTGTCAACGTAATTTCGGTCATTTCAGCACATCTTTCCACGAGTTTTACCGCGCTGGGCAATGCCGTCTGCACGTTTGGAAGCAGAAACGGTTCCGCCTTTTTTGTACTCATTAGCGCCAACATACGGGTAGCGCGTAGTTTTAACCCCGCCATCTGTGCTTATCGTAGCGTCTTTCTCCGCTTTTTGGCGTTCAGGTTTAGCTTTT